CCCGATGCAATGAACTGGCAAGGGAATTTAGGCTCTATAGTTACAAAGTTGACCCCAGAACCGGCGATATAACAACAAAAATAATAGACGCTTATAACCACGGTATTGATGCCTTGCGTTACGCATTGGTGCCGATGATGAAAGGTAAGCGGCAATTATCAACTCCAGTTTTCGGAAGATATGGTGTGATTGATGAATAGTGATCTAAGCGATCTGTTGGAAACGTCTGCGGACTACACTGCAATGTTACAATACTGGATAAAGGTCGATGCCTTAATACAAGGTGCCGATGCGGTAAGACAATTAGGAAGAAAGCTCTTGCCGCAAATGCCAGAGGAAACAGATAAAAACTATGACTACCGGCTTAAAAATGCGCGGTATACCAACATATACAGGGATATTGTAGAAAACCTAGCAGCCAAGCCGTTTACGAAAGAAGTATCGCTAGCCAATGCAAACGTTCCTGATGTCTTTAAAACCATAGTTGAAAATATAGACGGTTCAGGTTCGCATCTAAACGTATTCTCGAACAATGTATTCTTTGACGGCATTAATAGCGGCATCACGTGGATACTGGTAGATTATCCTGAAATTCCTCAAGGTGTGACCTTGGCAGAAGAACGCGCTATTGGTGCGCGCCCTTATTGGGTGCAGATAGCCGCAAAAGATATGTTGTGGGTCGAAAGCGCGGTAATCAGAGGGCGAGAAGAAGTTGTTTTCGCTAAAATTCATGAACCGCGCTTGGGACGGGATCAAAAGGGGCAAGACCAACTGATAGATCGAGTAAGAATACTCCTCCGTGATAAGATAGATGGAGATTATGGGCCAGCTCGTTTTGAGATATGGGAAAAGGAAAATGTCGGTAACTGGCATATAGTCTCGCAAGGCAATATCTCTATTGGTGTAATACCGCTTGTACCCTTTTATACTGGGCGAAGACGCGGTTCGTCATGGCAGGTTATTCCACCACTAAGCGGTGTTGTTGATGCGCAGATAGAACACTATCAGGAAGAAACACAGTATAAACACACGAGGCAGATGTGCGCGTTTCCTATGCTGGTTGGAAGCGGTATTGACCCAGTCGATAGCAATGATGAACGCGTCGTGGTTCCTATAGGACCCAATACAATACTGTATGCCCCACCTTATCCAGACGGTAACGGCGGACAAAATCATGGGACTTGGAACTTTATTGAACCGCAAACGGCTTCACTTAAATTACTGTCTGATGAAATCGACAAAATCGAGCAGAAGATGCGCGAGTTAGGCCGCCAGCCTTTAACAAGTGGGTCAACTGGACTAACGCAAGTAGCGGCGGCATTTGCATCACAGAAGGCAGCCAGTGCGGTTCAAGCATGGTCATTCATTCTAAAGGACGCATTAGAAAACTGCTTTGTATTGACAGCTAAATGGCTCAATATCGAATTTGAACCGTCTGTATACGTCAATTCAGACTTTGCAATTGAGATAGGCGAAGATAAGCAACCCGATATTCTGCTTTCTATGCAAAAAGACGGGCTTATTAGTCGTGATACTCTGTGGTCTGAAATGAAGCGTCGCAATATCCTTTCACCAGAGTTTGAAGCGTCTATCGAAAGTGAAAGACTGTTGAATGAGCTGCCAGATGACAGCGAAGATGATTTCAATGCTGCTATGACGCCGGATAAAGATGATATCTCTAACGTATTGGATGGGAAACAAGCGGCATTTACCAATCCGACAGGCAGGACATGAGGTACTCAGATATGTCTCGTTACTTTTCTGGAAAAGACAAAAAACAACCCGATAAGATGGATTGGTATGACGACGTTTATCCAATCGACAGCTTACGGATGGAAGTCTATGAATCAGAACCTGTCTACACAGGTCTTTTAGATGCTGATGGAAACGCAATCTATCGCACTATGGATAAGATCGGCTTCCTATAATTATTCATGAAGCGGGTTAGCTTTCTGAACAACACTATTCAATCTTAATACAAATAACCGGCCGTTGCGGATTATCCGTAGCGGCTTTTTTCATGGGCGTGATGCCCTTCAAACAAGCGTGAGGCTTTAAAACATGGCATTAGAATTGACAGTCGATAACCTTGATAACGTTCAAGAAAACTTGCGAAATTTCTATGTAGAGAAAGACGGAAAATATCAGCTTGATGTGTCCGGTATTGAAGACACCGGAGGCTTGAAATCAGCACTGGATAAAGAACGTGAGGCTCATAAACGTCTCGAAAAAGCAACGAAGTCTTGGGAGAAATTAGGCAAGACACCGGAAGAGATTGCAGAAATCCTTCAAGCTCATGAAGACGCTGAAAAAGCCAAGGCCGAAAAAGCTGGCGACTGGGAAAAGCTTAAAGCCCAAATGAACGACAGTCACGCGAAAGAAATAGCAGCCAAAGACAATGAACTGGCAAGCATGCGCAAAGCATTGGAAGCCAATTTAATCGATGCACAAGCAACCAGTGCCATTGCAGCGGCTAAAGGCGTTCCGGAGCTGTTACTACCTCACGTTAAAAGTCATGTTAAGGTCGTAGAGAATGAAGGCAATTACAAGGTTGCAGTGGTCGATGCGAAGGGTGATCCGCGCGTTAATGGCAAAGGTGAACCTTTGACGATTGCCGATCTGGTTGCTGAAATGAAGCAATCGGAAGTCTTTGGACGTGCCTTTGAAGGAATAGGACACACAGGAACAGGCAAGGAAGCCAGTTCTGGCGGTGTTGTTCCAATTGTGAAGGGAAACTTTGGTGGCTCACGACAAGAGCGCATCGACGCTATCAATACAATGCTAAAAGGCAAACCATTGTTCAAAGACGAAAAATAAACAAAAGACTTTTGCCGGTTCTCGGGATGAGAGGCGGCTTTCAATGGCAAGAAGCCAATTCACATTCCGTAACAATCACAAAAGGAAATTATTATGGCACTTTCTGATATGAAAGTATTCAACGAATACTTCATGCCTGCAATTATCGAAACGCTTAAACAACAGGTACAGAAGTTCAACGAAGCATCACACGGTTCGATCATTCTTTCAACGGATGGTTTTACCGGTGACTTCCTGCAGGAGTCATTCTTTGCAAGTTTGCATTCAGCACAACGCAGAACAAACCGTTATGCAACCAATGATGATGCACCGATTACCGATCTAACACAGAAGAAGCAGTCTTCTGTTAAGATTGCCGGTGGTTTCGGTCCGATCAAGTATGAACCGTCTGAACTGACTTGGCTGGAAAAACCGACGGCAGAAGGTATTGAAGTCATTTCGCGAAATTTTGCAGAAGCGATTATGGCCGACCAGCTCAATACTGCTATTCTCGCCTTGTCTGGTGCTATTAGCAACCAACCGGATGCAACCAATGACGTGACGGCAACAAGCGGCATCTCATATGCGGCTATGAATGATGCTCATGCGCTTTTTGGTGACCATTCGGGCAACTTGATTGCGCAAATTATGACGGGAACAACGTTCCATAGGCTTATCGGCCAGAATATCAAAAATACTGAAAATCTGTTCCGAGCACAGAATATCAATGTTGTTGATGTTCTTGGTAAGGCCGTTGTCGTGACTGACGCCCCTGCTCTTTACGAACAAGGACAGGTCAAAAAGATCAAAGTGCTTTCATTGGCAGAGAATGCCGCCATTGTTCATGATGGTAAGGATATTATTACCAACATTGAAACGACAAACGGTAAGCAACGCATCGAGACCACTATTCAGATGGATTATACTTTTGGTCTCGGTTTGAAGGGGTATTCATGGGATGAAGGAAACGGCGGAAAGTCACCGAGTGATGAGAAAATCGGCACCGGTGCTAATTGGAACCGGATCGTTTCTTCCGTTAAAGCGACGGCTGGCGTTATCACTATTGCTGATGCTTCTAAATAAAATGGGCGGGCTTAAACGCCCGTTCATTCTTCTAAAAACCGTCGAAAGGTTAAGACAATGGCAGAAGAAAAAATCATTTATGAAAAGCATCCTGTTTCCCCTGAACGTAAACGACTGTTACGTGAAAAAGGTTACACGATCATTGATGAGCGATTTAGGCCTAGCTCATCAGATGCACAGGCATCAGAAGCCACTAAGCAGGACGTTGATCTCGATGCAACAGACGATGCACCGGATCCTTATCCAGACTTGAGCAACAATGACATGATCGAGGCGATCAAGGAGGCTACCGGCGATACAATTCGCAAGAATACAAGTCGAGCTAAAATCATTGCAGCCTATGAAGACGCACTGAAAGCAGCTTCACAAAAAGAAAAGCCGGACACCAAGCAAGAAACTCCTGAAGCAAAGCAGGAAGCACCTCAAGCCAAACAAGAGGCAGCCCCAGCAAAGCAAGAAACGCCTGCAAAACAGTAAAAGGCTCATGACATGACACTCATCCCGTCAGCAGGCGATCAAGCGGCTGAT